ACGGTGCGCCCGTCAAGATCATGAACAAAAACGGCGTCGGAAGGGGCGTGGTGGCTATCATGGATTTCAGCTATATAGAGATGGCGACAAATCACAGAATAGTGATTGATACCAAGGGCTTAGACCTTCCGATGAGCCGCCTGAAACGGGCGCTGGTCGAGCATATTTATCGGATCAAAATCACGGTGGAGAAATGAACGATCTCAACAAACAAACGACCGGCTACCGCCCCGGCGAGCGCGAACAGATCGCGGCATACCTCGCCAAGCACAAGCCCACGATATGCCCCGGCTTTGGCTGCGGAATACCCGTGGGAAGCGCTCCGGGGCCTCAGGCACGCAAGAATGCGGAATTCGCAGCCAAAGCACGTAAACGCCTGAACATCTCGCAGGAAACGACCATGCGGCGAAGATCCATCAACGTGCTGGTGGAATACAAGCTAGACAGCGCGCCAGGGGCAGCAGCGAGGATCGCTAAGAAGCTGGGGCTCAATGATTCGACGGTGCGGAATTACATAAAAAGGTTGAAAGTGGCAGGGAAATTATGAGCGATGATTCGTATGAGAAATTTATTGCAAGAAAACAAAATGTCGCGCCGGCTGTAGGATTTTATCCAAACGATCTTCCTGCTGCTCTTAAGCCATTCCAGCGCGACATCGTGACATGGGCTTGCAAACGTGGACGCGTCGCCGTATTCGCTGGGACTGGGTTAGGCAAGACGCTGCAACAGCTATCATGGGCACGCGCCGTAGCAGACTATACAGGTGGCCGTGTCCTGATCCTTGCTCCTCTTGCCGTGGCAGCGCAGACCGTGCGCGAAGCTGAGAAATTTAGTATCGCGAGTGTAGCTTACGCGGCAACTGAATCGGACGTTAAAACAGATATCGTCGTTACCAATTACGACCGACGCCATCTCTTTGATCTTCAATCTTTCGCCGGAATTGTTTTGGACGAAAGCAGCATCATCAAGGCCGACGACAGCAAGACCCGCGCCGAACTTATGGAAACGGCAAAAGATATTCCATACAAGCTTTGTTGCACGGCAACGCCTGCCCCGAACGACTGGACTGAACTTGGTCAACATGCGGAATTCCTTGGCGTTATGTCGGCCAAGGAAATGCTCGCCATGTTTTTCGTTCATGAAGGCTCAGTCAGGGCAGACCCGAACGGGGAAGAATGGCGGCTGAAACGTCATGCTGAAAATGACTTTTGGAAATGGATGGCGTCTTGGTCGATCATGCTTCGGTCGCCAAATGATCTTGGTTATGACGAGCCAGGATATATCCTTCCCGCACTCAATCTTCATCAAATCACCGTAGCGGCGGAATATAAGCCGATTGCTGGTATGCTTTTCCCGACTGAGGCGCGGACCATGGCTGAGCGCCTAGCCGTGCGCCGCTCGACCGTGGCTGATCGTGTCGCTGCTGCCGCTGCGCTGGTCAATGCGGAGCCGGAAAAGCCTTGGCTGATTTGGTGCCAGGGAAACGCGGAAGCTGATGCCATGGCTAAAGCCATTCCCGGCGCGATCAATGTTCAAGGCAGTGATAAACCAGAGACAAAAGCAAAACATCTTCTTGGGTTTTGTTCTGGCGAGCCACTTCACCTTGTTTCAAAGGTTCTGATCGCCGGATGGGGCATGAACTATCAACATTGCCGTAACATGGTTTTTGTCGGTCTCAATGATAGTTTTGAACAATTGTTTCAAGCCATCCGGCGCTGCTGGCGTTTCGGACAGACCGGAGAAGTCAACGTATATATGATAGCATCCGAACTTGAAGGCGCAGTGGTGGCCAATCTCAAGGAAAAAGAGCAAAAATATGACCAGATGGCGGATGCCATGGTCTTGCATATGAAGGACTTCTCGACTGGTGCAGTGCGCGGTGGTCGGCAAGCTGTAACGCAGTATAACCCTACACAGAAAATGGAGTTACCATGTTGGATGACGCAGGCGTGAATCAGCCTCTAGTTTTAAACCAAGAACATGGACCAGATTGGACCGTCTATAACGGAGATTGCATCGACGTTATGGCCGGAATTCCTAGCGATAGCGTACACTTTCAGATATCCAGTCCACCGTTTGAAAGTTTGTATGTTTTCAGTGACAATCCTCGGGATGTATCGAACAATAATTCCAAGGATGTGTTCTTTGAGCATTACGGCCATGTGATCCGTGAACAGGCGCGTATTTGCATGCCTGGACGCTTAATTGCCACGCACTGCATGCAATTGCCAACATCGAAGACGCGTGATGGTTTTATCGGCATGCGGGATTTTCGCGGCGAAATCATTCGGGCATTCCAGGCCGAAGGGATGATCTTTCATTCCGAGGTAATGATCCGCAAAGATCCCGTTTCGGCCATGCAGCGCAGCAAGGCAATCGGTCTCTTGCATAAGCAGGTCTGCAAGGACTCGGCAATGAGCCGAATGGCCGCTGCTGACTATATGGTCATCATGCGCAAGCCCGGTGAGAACTCGGAGCCGATATCAGGGCCATTCGATGCCTATTATGGCGATGAAGCGCCACCAGAGGGGCCGCTGCGCAATGAAAACAGCCAAGGCGTCGATATGCTGCGCCCCGGCGATCCGTGGTTTTCTGTTGCGGTTTGGCAGAGGGTCGCCGAAAGCGTGTGGACCGACATCAATCAGAACGATGTTCTGTCGTTCCGGTGCGCACGCGAGGAAGCCGACGAGCGGCACATATCGCCGCTTCAGCTAACTCCGATCCGCCGATGCATCGATCTTTGGAGCAATCCCGGAGATATCGTGTTCAGCCCGTTTGCTGGCATAGGTTCAGAGTTATATTGCGCGGTAGAAATGGGCCGGAAAGCAATAGGGGCTGAACTTAAGGAATCGTATTATCGGCAGGCTATCGCCAATTTGCGCAGCATTAAAAAGTCTCAAACGTCATTGTTTGACTAGGCTAACCCCACTTCATCTCAGATTGCTTTGGCCGTAACGCTGTTCTACGGTCGAGCATGACGCCCTATCCACGCCTATCTTGGGGCTCTCCGGTACGCTGGAGGGCCTTTTTTCTGCTGTTATATTTCCATTACACCCCGTGACATATCACTCAAACACAGATTGATCGCGGAACCGGATTCGTGCATGATAATCACATTGCGTTCTTTCCTGGATTGATCCCCAGGTTGGGCGTGATTTGGCTCCGGTCAAAGCTAGGCCGGGCAGCGCGATTTCACAGGGATCCGCCCCTCCGATTTTTCGTTGCCTGACCCGGCCAGCTAACCCGGAAAATCGAAAGCGGCCTTCATGCAAAATAAACCCGAAAAGTGCCTACTCTATTCGGCTCAAAATAATCTCTTGCGGTGGTTCCTCGCTATATTTCAGGCCATGCGCGGCCAGAATACCGAAGACTTTATCAGCCTCCTCGCATATCGCGATTGGCGGCAGGAAAAGTCTCATGCCTCATTGACCTAGGGGTTAATTAAATGGCCCGCATACGTACGATAAAGCCTGAATTTTGGACCGATGAGAAGATCGTTTCCTTGCCGTTTCAGGCGAGGCTTCTTTTTATTGGATTGTGGAATTTTGCCGATGACACAGGGGCTGTGGATTATAGTCCTGATAGAATTCGCATGCAAATATTCCCATCTGATAATGATGTAGATGTATCTGGAATGATTGATCTTTTGTCAGCTGTTGGATTGATTGATTTTTGGGTTGATGATTTTGGAGGGAAGGTTCTTTCCGTCAGGAATTGGTCTATCCATCAGAAGATTGATAACCCCTCTCGAAAATCAGCAGTTAAAGAGGGCTATCGAAAGATAGCTATTCCTGGAGACGCCAGGGTAGCTATCGGAAAAAAATACGGCTGCTCTCCAGGAGGCTGCGTATCGGCAGAGTGTTTTTATTGCGGATCCCCTGGAATGATCTATTGGCACATGGGATATAGGGGGCGGCCAACAAAGTGGGTTTATCTCAGTGATCTTGAATTTGATCACTTTGTATCCGAGCACTCTGGAGGAGAAAATACGGGGAATAATATGGTCTTAGCTTGCAGGTCATGTAACCGATCCAAGAGAGAATTTCCGGCCTTGGCTTTTTTTGTTCAGAAAAATAACATGACTTTTTTCGATAGTAATATCGAGTCCTCGCTCTCGTGCGCGCATTCTTTGGATCAGGGAATGGAAAAGGAAAAGGAGGTAGTCGTTTCCAAAAATGAAAACGATGCCCCCCCATCTTCTGAAAACAAAGAAATCTCCGATGCGGTAAAGCTCTACAACGATATGGCTTCTGCAATGGGCTTGGCCGAGGCGTGCAAGATCACCGATCAGCGCCGAGCCGCGATACGTCGCCGGCTAAAAGATGGAGGCGGGTTGGCTGGTTGGAAATTAGCGCTCGTTAAGCTTTCGAAGACGCCATTTTGTTGCGGTGAAAATGATAGAGGGTGGAGGGCTGATTTGGACTTTCTCTGTCAGCAAAAATCATTTGTGAAGCTCATGGAAGGCGGATTTGACAGTCATCCGCCGCAGAAGCCTAAGCCTGTCAACGGAGGAGTTCCGATATGAGCGCGGTAGTTCCATTGCATCACGACCATTCCCGTCAGGTTCCTCACAACGTCGAGCTTGAGCAGTCTGTTCTCGGGCTAATTCTCATGGCACCTGGGAACCTTGAGAAAATTCGATCCATCCTAAACCCGCAACATTTTTCATATCCAGATCATGCCACGATCTATGAAGCCTGCCTGTTCCTTTCCGACAATGGCCGGGCCGTATCACCCGTCACGCTGGCGGATCATTTGGGGCATGATGTGGTGGCATCTGTTGGGGGGAAAATGTACTTGATGAACTTAGCCGGCGCGGCTGCTGCGCCGATGTTCGCCGAGGATTATGCTAGGTCGATTGTCGATCTTTCCGTGCGCCGAGACCTGATAGGTCTGGGGGAGGATGTCGTCAACAATGCCTTTGATCTTTCCGACCCGACAGCGCAGATAAGCGGTGCCATCGGCGTTATGGAAAGCCTTGCCAAGCAATGCGGGGGAGACGGGCTTAGGACGGTTGAAGACTTCCAAGGCGATGTTTTGGCGCTGTATGAGGGTAGGGCTAAGATCGCCTATTCGACGGGGTATCCCAGCCTAAATAAGCATTACAAGATTAGAGCCGGGGAACTTTCGGTAGTAACTGGCTGGCCGGGATCGGGGAAAAGCCAGTTCGTTGATCATGTGTGTGTCAATCTCGCCCGCAAGCATGGGTGGAAGTTCGCCATATGCTCGTTTGAGAATGCGCCGGATGAGCATATCGGAAAGCTTGCAGAGGCATATATCGGGCTACCGTTTCATGATGGACCATCCCCGAGGATGTCGAAGGATGATTTAACGCGGGCGCTTGGCTGGGTGCATGAGCATTTCGTTTTCATCAGAGCCGAGAAAGATAGCCCGACTATCGATTGGGCGCTCGCTCGTGCATCGATTGCCTGCCGAGATAAGGGCATCAACGGGCTGATTTTAGACCCGTACAATGAGTTTGAACACGTTCGGGCCAAGGATGTGACGGAAACACAGTACATCGCATCCATGCTGGCCCGCGTAAAGCGCTACGCCACCCGTCACCAGAACCATGTTTGGTTTGTCGCGCATCCTCAAAAGCCGCCGTTTCAATCCGCAGATGAAGCGCCTGGATTGCTTCATATTTCGGGCGGCGCGCATTGGGCTAACAAGGCTGACTGCGGGATATCGGTTCACAGGCCGTTCGAGGGTGATAAACGAAGCCGTACGGTGGAGATACACGCCAAGAAAATCCGGTTTCGAGCCGTTGGAGAACCGGGCA